CGATATCCGAATCGTTAATGTGAGGTAACTTAATGCTAATGCCCATTCTTTTTGCTTCAATAAGGTATTCAGTTCTTGCATCTTTGTCCTTTTCATTCTTTAGCACTGAGTACATAAACTCAAGTGGGTAATAATACTTTAGCCATGCCGTCCAATAGGATAGCGTTGAGTATGCTACTGCGTGTGACTTATTAAATGAGTACCCTGCGTGGGCCTCAAAGTCATGCCATAGATCTAGAGCAGCATGCGGAGTAATGTATCTAGATGCTCCCTCTACGAACTTCTCTTTAAACTGATCAAATTCTTTAGCATCCTTTTTCTTTCCAATGATCTTTCTAACTTTATCTGCTTCCGACATGGACATACCGCCAAGGTGTACGCATGCTTGCATAACTTGTTCCTGGTAAAGAATACAGCCATAGGTGTCCTCCGTAAATTGTTTTAGTACTTGGTGAGTATAGGAAATGTTTTGACGACCATGCTTACGATCAACATAGTCCTTACCAATAGTATTCATTGCACCTGGACGGACAAGTGCATTTGATGCTGCAAGTTCGTTTAGATTCTTGACACCCATCTTAACAAGAAGGTTTGTGTATGGTGCTGCTTCACACTGGAACACTCCCTTTGTATATCCGTCAGATAGCATCTGATAAACATTTGCATCATCCATCTTAATTTTAAGAAGGTCAATCTTCTTTCCATCTCGTTCTTTAATAATGTCGATTGTATTCTTAAGAACAGAAAGTGTCTTAAGACCCAACGCATCAATCTTAATTAGACCAATTCTTTCAGCCTCTTCCATGTCTACACCTACGACAGGAATTCTTTCATCAGACCCAGTAGATGATCTTGTTTCGAGTGGTGCGTACCTAAAGATTGGTTCTTTTGCAGTTACAACACCTGCAGCATGGATTCCTGTACCACGAATTCGACCACGTAGTTGCTCTCCATAAATCTCCACCTCTGGATACTTTTCACGGAACTCATATGTTGATTTAGATGTACAGAAGTCATCCCATGTGTCTACAGTTTTCAATACTTTATTCACGTCCGATAGCGGAATGTTTAATACTCGTGCAACGTCTCTCACAATTCCCTTACCAGTAAACTGAAGGAATGTGGCAATAGATGCAACATGTCGATACTGTCTAACAAGATAGTCTTTTACTTCTTCACGACGAGTATCTTGAATATCTGTATCAATATCTGGGAAGTCATTACGCTCTGGATTGATAAAGCGGAAGAACAAAAGATTGTGCTCAATAGGATCGATGTCTGTAATCTTTAGTGCGTAACAAACAAGAGAACCAGCAGATGAACCTCTACCAGGTCCAACCATAATCTCTTCTTTCTTGGCCCAGTTGATCATGTTACTCACAACAAGAAAGTATGGAGCAAACTTTTTATCCTTAATAATCTGCAACTCTTCTTCAAGTCTATCTAGATATTCTTTATTTTCTGACAAACCTCGTTCTGCCAAACCTTCTAATGCTACCTTTGCAAGTTCTTTGTCAGGGCTTTTGTATTGTACTGGTAGAAGGTTTAGACCTTCTTGAATTCCATAGTCTCCTACTGTGTCTGCTAATAGGAGTGTGTTTGAGTAGATGTCTGGTCGATCAATACCCTGCGCTTCCATGGCTGATTTAATTTCTTCATATGAAAGCAGGTGGATATCAAACTTATTAAAGGTTATTTGGCGATCTTCACCATAAAGATAGTCAAGGCGTTCCATCATGCTGCCCTTTTTCTTTGACTTTTCATATGTTGCATCTTTTACGAACTTGCCGTGTGTGTTCATAAGTAACTTAAACTCTTGAACCTCTTTTTGTGACGAGTCTACATGGTGGCAGTCTGGTGTTACAACAACCTTAATTCCAAACTCATCTGCAAGTTCAATTAAATATTTATTAATATGTGCTTCGTTGTGAGGCATGACTTCAATATAGTAGTCATCTTCAAAGCGTTCCTTAAACCAAGATATATATTTCTTAGCAAGAGCAAACTCTTCTTCTTCAAGTGCTTTAACTAAAACGCTACTTGGGCAAGCAGAGGTTACGATAATTCCTTCTTTATACTTTTCTAAAATAGTAAAGTCAAAGCGTGGCTTCTTAAAGAAACCATCTGTCCAAGATAGTTCACTAATCTTGTTTAGGTTTTCCAAACCAATTTGATTCTTGGCTAGAAGGATAATGTGGTTGTAGACAAGATCTTGCTGACCTTCTCTTTCAGACTTATCTCGTGTATCAGATATGTCTGCACACATGTATCCCTCTAGTCCAAGAATTGGCTTTATGCCCTTTGCTTTTGCAATACGGTGCAGTTCCCTATGCCCAGATAAAGTACCGTGGTCAGTGATGGCTATTGCAGGCATCCCTAACTCAACTGCACGGTTCACGTATTCTTCTGGAGTAGCAATCCCATCAAACAAACTAAAATGGGTGTGGACATGTAAGCCTACGTAGTTCATATTACCAATCAGCGTTTGTTGCTGAGGTAGTAGATGGGCCATCAAAGCCCAAGTAGAACGCTTCTTGTTCTGCGTATGGAATCTTCTTTAGTGCTGACTCCAAAGGATAAGGTTCGATATCTTTCCAATCGAATGGTTCCTTATCTGGTGCTGATGGAATAAGTGTGTAATTGGTTTCAGTTCCCTGACCATTACGCTTTAACTTCCAGATTACGTTTGAGATGCTTCCTGTTTCAAGTGCATACTCACGAATTGTATTAAATGATGACTGCTTGCTGATACCCATTGACCAGATTGCAACATAGGGTGCTTCAATTCCATCGTCAACAAGAACGTTGCAATAGAAGCGAAGACGGCCACGCCATCCTGCCTTTGGATCCTTGCGGTGCATTTCTTCTGCCCAGTCACGGCCTTCTGATTCCATTGTGTCTACAGCCTTACGCTTGTAGTCCTTTGGATTTACGTGCTCCTTAACAACAAGTGCTAGTCCACGCTTTTCATTATAGTTTGCAGAATCCTCATCGAGTTCTTCAATGAATCGGATCTTTACTGATTGTCCATCGGCAAGTTTTAGCCACTTAACCTTTGGTCCTTCGTTTTCGTACTTTGGTCTGTCGAGCAGGGCGTTGATGTTCTTGATTCCCTTTACAATGCTCATATTTTTCTCCTTTGTGTGTTTGTATTAGTTTAGCATAGACTCTATGGTTTTGTCAAACGAAGAACTTAAAGCCTTAATTTCTTCATCTGGCATATCGCCTATGTCCTTATATTTTTTATTTAGTTGTATAACAGATACACGAGATCCAAGTTTTTCAATTATCCTGTCTTTCATGTTTCCTCCTGCTTCATCATTATCTGCAATAACAAGAATGTTATTGAAATACTTCTGAAGCAATTCTATTTGTTTACCTGAGACGTTTGCACCTAGTGTTGCGACTGCAGGAATTCCTAGTTGGTCAAGTCTGATCACATCAAATGAAGACTCTACAACATATACTATATCAGATTTCTTAACACGGTGCAAGTTAAAAAGAGTTTTGCTCTTGGGAAGTCCTGGTGTATTCTTAAAGTCTTTACCCTCAATAGATCTTCCAACAAATCCAAGTGGCACTCCGTCTGGGCTGTGGACTGGAACAGTAACCATATCCTGCTTTTCAGAATACCCTAAAACAAACTTCTCGCAAGAATGCTTAGTTAGTTTACGATACTGAAAATAATTCTTAGCCCTATCAGATGAAATAAGATTGTTATGAAGTCTTTTAATGATTAACTCGTCAAATGGCTTATACTGTTCTTCTTTTACTAAGGCACGGTCAATCTCCACTGCAAGATTGCTCTCTTTTTCTTTGCTCTTTATAAATCTTGCTGCTTCAAAATATGTTCTGTTAGATGTGTGCATTACTAACTCTATTAGATCTGCAGACTTTTGACATGAAAAACAAAAGAACATTCCGTTGGTCTTGTGCACTTCTCCTGCTGGCGTTCTATGATTGTTGTGAAATGGACAAAAGATTATAAAGTCAGCATCTAGTTCTGACTCGATTGTTGTGCCTGATCCAGTGATGACTCGCTTGACTTGCTCGGCTGTATAAGGACTGGATTGGTCCCGTCTACCCCTGCTATGCATTCGCTCTTCCTTTTCCCTGCGTAAACTCCGTGTACAGATAATTCAAATTCAAAAAAGTCTTTACTATCATTATACAGCAAGGTGAAGTCTGGGTCAATATCAATTCTTGGAACATACCCACTCAACCTCATCTCTGAAACTAATAATCTTACGTATTCTATCTTTAATCTTCCAAGCAAAGCCTCGTCTTGAATTATCCCACTTAGGTAAAACTTTTTAAGTGGCTTGTGGTGATAGAAATCTGGAGGTATGTTCTCCTTAATTTTTGACATACCATATTATACCTACTTATCTTCAAAGTCTTTATACCTGTAATATCCCTTGTCAAAGTCGCACTGAACCAAGAAGTCTCCCATAAAACCATTACGGTTCTTTCTAAAGGCACACTCAATGATGTCGCTATTGGTTCCACGGCCTAGGGCAAGAACCCAGTCAGCATCGTAGGCAATCTGTCTAGACCATGCCGTTTGGCCTAGTGTAGGCACTGTAGAGAGGTCGTTAACATCATCTGGTGTAGCAGATGAGATAGCAATAATAGGAACCTCTTCACCAATAGCCATAAGTTTAAGTTCTCTTGAAAGGTTCTTCATTCGTACCGTTTCGTTATCTGACTTCTGATTAGGAGCCATCAATTGTAGATAGTCAACAATTACAAAGTCTGGCTTGTATTGATCAATCTTTCCACGAAGAACAGAAGGGTTAATTTCTCCACCCTGATCATTTGAGATAATGTGAAACTCTGGCTTGCCCTGAAGATTCTTTGCATGCCATTCCTTTAGCATATCAATCTCAATCTCGCCATTACTAATCTTTCTGTGAGACCAACGGCCTTCTCCCATAATAGTGAAGACACGGTTTCTGACTTCTGTCTCAGACATCTCAAGAGAGATTACAAGGGGTGTCTTACCCTGTTTCCAGGCCTGTACAGCGAAGTACAGGGCTAACCAAGACTTTCCTATACCTGGGTATGCCAAGAAGACTCCTAACTGCCCTGGCATAATTCCAGATGGCAGATAGTTATCAAATCCTGGCAAGCCAGTCTTGATGCCAATATGACCTAGTGCTTGTTGCTTCTTTACATTTTCAAAGTAAGCAATCGCAGACTCTAGATCTGTTACATCAATATCACGAATAGCAGCAGTATTCTTTTTTAGTTCTGAGGTTTTTGTAATAAGTCCCTCTAAGGCTTTACCACCCTCACCTTGCTGAACATCAGTTGCAGCAGACCTTAAGATATCTTTTAGACTATCCCGTAAGTATTCTCCTTGCAACTCTTCAAGGTGATGCTTAGTAGCACCAACACCTGGAACTGGATCAAAGTCACGAAACTTTTCTCTTACCAAATCTACTGGAGGAAGAGATGAGTTATTCTCAAAATAAAGTCTTACAAAATTCCAAATATCTCCGTGAGTTCTAAGTAGTGTATCTACGTTTGCCTGTAGCAGAACATGGATCTGCTTATCCTGAAGAACAGCAGTAATTAGTTTTGACTCTGTATTATTCACTTAGCCACTCCTTTGCCATTCGTCTACGCTCTGCTCTTTCTTGACTATCCTTTAGTCTATCTTTTTTTGCCTGTAATATTTTCTCTGCATTGTATGCAAAATAGTTCCACGATGGGGTTTCTGAAACAGCAAAGTAGTACTCAAGTATATCGTAGCATCCTGGCAGCGTGTAGGATTCAATGAGAGCATCAGATGCCCACTGTTCTACATTTAGGTTCAGAGATGGCTTTGATTCGTACCTTGCGGTATGATACTTGCTGTATCTTGAAAGCAAAGCCATACGGTCTTTGCGTTCGGCCATTACTTTTCTTCAGCCTCGGATTGTGCTTCTAAAATCTTAGCAGTTAGTTTGTCTTCAACAAACTTGTACACACGCTCAAAAGCCTGATCTGTATTCTCTCCATCACGCTTTGAATCTGTAACGCCAAGGTCCAGCCTTAGTGATTGAAAATTTCCTAGATTTAATGTGTATCCCAATGTTACAGATACCTTTGTTGATTCGTTATCCATGCTATACCCTTCGTTAAATAGATTCGCCCCAAATGGGAACAAACCGTCCATCTTCTGTTCTTCTATATGTAAGTATACCATCGCCCATCCTGCGTGTCAACTCTTGCTTGCTGGGCGTAATATCATTAGTTATTAATTTATCTTTTCTTGGTCTACCAATATGGTATGAAGCAAGTATATCACGTATCTCTCTGACTTGTGATTCTGAGTAGTACGATCTTACTTGAAATCCTCTTGCTCCACCTTTTTGAGATCCCGTTGGAAAAGGAATGATTCTTCGTTTCATTAGTGATGGCATATATTTTTTATGACGATTAACTAAATCAGCAGTCTGCCCTACGGTATATGCTCGTTCTCTTTTATTTTTAAAATCACTAATTAAACAACTTTCAATCTGATCCTTTGTAATATTATAAACAGACATAATCCCATTAGACTTGTTGAAATGGTGTATTCTTACTAGGTCTCCGTTAAGAAACCAAACCTTTTTATTCCCTGGAATTACAGGGAGGACATTGTAGCCTTCGCTCTCAATTGTTCCCTTTTTAATAGCCATCGGCCCTCCTGAGAATTACTTGGTGGATGAAAGAATGATCGTGCTCCACAAGACATACAGTACAGTTCTAAATTATTTATCTCTGTATATTGTCTATCTAGGAACATTCTTCCTTTGCATTTTTTACAAAAAATCATCAGTTGGGGATACCTATTGCAATAAGGTTAATGCCAACACTTGTTATTCCGCCAATATTAAACTTGATTGATCCCTCTATGCTTGAAGTGGTTACGCTAGAAAGAGTAACTACAACATCTTTTCCAGCGTCAGAGGAAGTTCCAATACTTACAGGGGTTGCTGTTACAATTGGAACAAACTTAAACTCAGTTGGAAAAGAATAAGAAAATGTACGAGATGAGCCAGCAGTCTGGCTTTCACCATTTGTGACTCTAACATAGCCACCAATAACTCTTGCCTCTGAAGTCTTAACGCTCTGCTTGCCTGCATTTGGTGTGTCAACCGTGACATACTTATTGACAGATGTAGAAGCCTGAGTTGATAGATCATTAACAGCCTTAACAATCTGATAGATGTAGGTTACGTCTAAGGGCTGTCCTCGTTCTGGTACGGGTAAAATTGCCATAATATAATTATACCAGACTCTCAGTTCCAGAATCATAAATAGTTAACGATGTATTTAATGTTGGATTTATTGAAGATACTTGAACAACAGCCCTCACTGAGGTTGTTCCAGTTTTTAAAAATGAATAGTTAGTCGATCCAGTTGTTGCTCTGTATGTTGGACTAGAAGAGTCAAAGCCAACAAAGATATCATATAGTATCTGTGTAGAAAGATTTCCAGGGTCCCAACTAAGAAACAGAGTATTTCCCAGTTGTCTTAAATCTCCAGTACCATCTTCAACCTTTTCTGATTCAGTAAATACTATTGGAGAATAAGCAGACTTTCTGTTCTTATCTTCTGCAACTATTCTAAATCTTAAAACAGTTTTGTTATTTCCTGTCACCTTTCCCAGTGACTGCTTTTTAATAACAACATTTTTAATTCCAGGATCTGGGGTAATTGCCATAACTAAACGTCCAATGCAAATCTAAACTCTATGTAGTTTGTGGTGTTTGCTGATTTTATGATTGGCCTAGCCTGTACATTTTTAATTACGGAGTATCCAGTTAGTCCGTACAAAGAGTTTGTTGCTGTATTATTTTCAACTCTTAGGGCATCTAGACAAACATAAAAAGAGTCAGAAGGTAAATTATTTTTAGTGACAGTAACAAAAATTCTTGCTGTTGTAACTTCGGCCCAATTGAATCTTAAACTTTTGTCTAATTCTTGAAAGGTTTTACTTACTACTACGTATCTATTATTTTCAAAATCATGATTATTTTCAGATGTTCCATTTGCGTATCCTATGTTATCAATGTCTACTGCAAACTTTGCATACTGAACGCCCTGATTTGTTAGGTTATGAGAAAACTGTAGCAGTATTTTAACATTGTCTGGAACAATTGCAGGAACTTGTTCTGTTCCAGGGGTTTTATTAACAACAGAAAATGCAAGTTTAAGTTCATCTAACGGGCTATTTTTGGTAAAATCAATAGTTGTTGGATCTAAAACAATACTGTCTGACCCAGTTGCGCCAACCATGCTTCCTTGTAAATTATATTCAATGTCTGATGTGTCGCCTCTCATTGCAATAATGTTATTTAAAAATCTACATCTTTCATTTAACCCAACTCTGTCTTCGTCTGTAAATATTCTGTTGTCTGCATTTGTTGCAAAAACCTTTAGTGGTTGTAAGTTTTCATCAACGACATTTATAACTCCATTTGCAGAATTTCCATCCAATGGCTCATACTTTGGTACAATATTAACAGGAGATTGTCCATCAATACTATATCTCCAGTTGTCTGTATCTGAAAAAGAATAAACTACTCTGCTATCAAATGCTCCTGCTGCTGGATTTGATGCTGCAGAAAATATACCTACCTCAGTAATCTCATATCTTTCTTGGGTTGGAAGTTCTGCGGTTAGGACAACTTTTGATTGTCCGTCCTCATCAACAAAGCCTCTAGAAATAATAGGCATACGAATCATTTCAAATTCTAAAGACTTTTTATTTTTTATTGCTAGTAACTCGGCAGGACTAAATGTATGATCAGAGACAACTGGCTTTGTTCCGCAGCCTATGGCAATGTGAGATGCATAGGATGTGGTCTGCCCAACAAGGTACTTTGCCAAGATGTTTTTACCTGAATTAGTTATCATTTGTTACTCCCCTAGTATATTGTATCATCATAAGTCCCTCCAGCAGTTAATATTTCAACCTCTACCTGCTCATTTTCCTTTACGTTTATTAGATTAATCACAAGGTCTCCGCTTATTGGGTCGATGTATATAGACTTTCCATTATAGACCTTTACTCTTTTTGTTAAGTCTGGATTAGTTCCGATCAAATCATATCCGTTGCCATATTTTGGAAGATAGTTGGCAAGTGTTATAGCCAAAGAACTAAAGAATGAGTCGGCAGATTGAAGTCTTAAAACGTTGTTTGGATTGTATTGTAAGTAAAGGTCTGTTAGGTTTTTGATTGGTTCGTAGATTACTGTCTGACCATTTACCAAATCGTGTCTTGATATTGTTGCAAGTTCAAACCCACCTATGTCTTCAAAGATAAGGTCTGTCATTATTTCAATAGCAACAACCTGTTCGCCAAAGATGAGCAAATCAGGTGTTGCAATTTTTACAGAACCAACAGTACTTGTCTTGGCTGGTTTTGGAATTGCTGCTGTTGCTGGCATGCTTGTGTCTGCCATTAGATTACCTCACTTAAATATAATTGCATTTCTGGACCGTTAGAACTTCTTGAGAAGTCAATATTATAGACAACAAATCTGTTAGATGAGTTTGCTGCAATGTCTATTCCATTTTCTTTATAGTCTAGCGTCACTATATCTCCAAGTTGGATTGTTGGAATAGAAAATATCTTAACCCCCAGAGACTTTCTTGGTTTTGATATTTTTGTAACAATCCATTTCATCAGTTCTGATGCCTCATCTTGTGATTGAATATAGGCAGCATCTAAAGAGAAATCTTTTTTACCATGCTGCATCCTGCTAAATTTTATATCTTCATAGTCTAGTTTAAACTTAAAAGGATTTGAAATTAGTTTATCTGCCACAAACTTTGGGTCCGACATAAGACTGTTCTTGCTAAAATATTGATCAACCGTCAAGGTATTGTTTGACTGCTGAGTAAAAGTAATTCCTTGTATTCTTAGATAGTTTCCACTAGTCTCATCTAAGTTAAGAGCAGTATCTGTTGCATTAAATACTAGGAACTCTGCCCCGTATGAACCTGCCCTAAAGCCAGAGATAACAAACCCTTTTATGCTATTAAATGTTGGAGAAACTTTTGCAGTTAGTGCTGGAAATGCTTTGTCATATCTAAAACTAAATTCTGCTACTTCTCTCATTATGCTTCCAAACTCTTCAAAATAAATATTATACTTCGGTGGTTCGGAAGATCCAATGCCAGTAAGGTATGTGTTCTGAATAAGTCCACTAAGAGCATACTTTCTAAAAGAATTGCTTGCATCAATATCAGCATCTGCAAAAATAGAATTGACCACAGTTCCTAAAGAAAAGGATGTGTTCTGAGAGTAGTTGTTGCACAATGCATAAACATTCTCAAACATTGCTCTTGAAGACCCTCTAGTGAAGAGTGCAATATTAGAGTACTCTGGCAATGGATCTAGGTCGTCTACTGTCTTTACCATGGTTCCGTTTATATATAGATAGAATCTTCTTATCTTTCCTATGTTTTCGTATTCTACTGCCAAATCATATACCGTCGGATTTTCCTCAGCAAACATTCTTGATTGACCAGTAAACCTACCATCGTCTACAATAATTTTAGCCAAGCCCTTATATAGTGGGACTGGGATTCCCTTTCCTCCACTAGACTTAACTTTATAAAACAAAACATTCTGAACATCTTGTTTTTCTCTTTCTGATAACTTGTTCAAACCAAGTGCTGCAATTTCAAAGTAATACCCCACATTAGTGGTTGGATTTAGCATTACTGCTATTCCAGCAGAACCTCCAGAGATTGTAACATTTTTATCTGGGGTAGAACCAGTTACAACATAATATGCTGCTGCTCCGTTAGCAGTTTGTCCTCGACTCTGATCGTTTTCTATTTTACCAATTAGTCTAACTCTTGTACCAAAGTGCTTATATTTCTTGTCTGTTAAAGGCTTGTGCACATAAGAGATAAAGTCTCTTGGTTTATCTTTTGTTGTAAAGTTTGGTCCAGTTAAAGAAAATGCTGATGACTGTACAGATCCAGGAACTTGCTGAGTCTTTGTAGTTATTTCTCCTGTTAGAGCAGTTGACAAGAAATTTTTAACAAGACCTGTTCTTGTTGAGGTTCTTGCTAAAGCATCTGATGCAACGCCACTGCTTAATGTTTTTCCTGCAGCATCTATAGTTGTTGCTGGAGAATCAGCCTTTGTTTCAAATAAATATTCTGAAGCCATAGAGCAGCCCTTTACGTTGTCATCAGATTTCCAATAATCAGAGATACCAGCAGAATGCTCTACAACTGTTGTTCCAAATTGACCACGGCCATGCTTTGCTACTGGACCATTCTTTAACTTTAAGACACCAGGCATCTGCTCATAGTTTGGCACAGAATAAATTCTTACAAGGCCAGTAGGGTAGATCTTCCCATTGAATGGCAACTTAGAAAAGTAGTTCTGATATTCTTCAACCGATGATATCCAGACATTACCAAACCCACTAACATTATATTGAACGGCATCATATTTTATAACCTCTCCACTAGAGTAGAAGTATCCGTTGTATCTTGTTATCCAGTATACTGCTTCTCCTAGGCTGAAGGTATTATTGATTACGATACCGTTTTTTACTTCTGGGACTTTATCTGATAGGTTAGAGTTTAAAGGGATGGCAGCAAGAACGTATGAGGACATTGTGCCAACTTCGTTATTGATTGACTTTGTATTTTCAGTACCAGACACTTCCCAAAGTAAGGCTGGCTTGTAAGCATACATTCTTTCATCTTCTAATAGGCCTGCCTGCCTTAAAGTTCCAATGGATCTTTGAATGTGTCTGACGGTATAGTTTATCGAGCCTCCGTTATAGATAGCGTTTGATTCATTTGATACTGAGATAACGTTTGCCAGTTTAGAGTTGTCGACTGTTTTGTTTTTTATTTCGTTTTCTTCATATAGATCGTTAGTCCCTTTAAGGGCAAATGTAGTTGGTCTTTGTTCTTTAGTTGGCATAATATAGTCTTTGCTCATCATAACAAAATTGTTGTATTCGTCAAAGAACATTGCTGTCTGTGTTGACACTGCCAAATCTTGTAGGACTTGAGCAACACTCTTGTCTGGAGCAACAAAAAAGAATGGCATAATCATTTCTTTTTCATTTAGAATTCTTTTAAATGTATAGTTAGAAAACCCGATGCTGTCTAACAGTAAAGACACTGCAGAACTAACAGAAACCTCTGTCATCAATATTTCTGGGGCTGTAAGTGATTCTAAATACCAATACATATCTCTTAAGGCTATCGAGATTTTTTTATTCTCTAGATCTGTTTTTGGAAATGAGTCTGAGTACAATGTCTTCATTGGAACCCAGTAGTCCCATCCATTAACATTTATAATAATTTCATAAAACTTAAACTGTACATGGCTGTCCACATATTTTGATATTATGCTACCTTGGCCAGTATCAAAAGAAAAAGGATTGTTATCATTAAAGGCTTGATCATGATCAAAGATACTAACACTTCCATTTGACGCAACCAATTGACCAACAGGCAAACCACTTAGACCTAGGTCAGAGGCACTCTTGTTAATTGAATAACTGATAACTTTATCAGAAAGATTCATAGTAAGCCTTGGAGATATTTCAATCAGATCAAATGTTGAGTCTTTTGATGTCATAGAATCTACAACGATTCTAATTCCAGAAATAAACTCAAACTCTCTATACTGAACTCTATTGTTTAATGGGTTTACAAACTTTGCTGGAGATGTTGCATCTGTAAGGAAGTTGGTTAATCTGTCAACAGTCTCATCTTGAACATACCAGCCATATTTTGGAGTTACAACCTCATAGGCTGATCCGTTCCAGATATGATAGGCACCGATATCGCTTTCGTTTGCTTTAATAAGATAAGCATATCCAATTACAGACTGCTCAGGAAGAAGGGTCTCGCTTGAATAAACCTCAGCAAAAACAAATACATTTCTCCATTCCTCTGGGACAATAAAGCCATAAGCAATTTCAACATACCCATCGCTTTTAATAATTGCAGAACCATCTCTTCTTCTTTTTGATGGGTCAAAAGAAATAATGTCTTGCCAGTTGTTGTCTTTTAAAAATTGAATCTTCCATCTGCTTGGAACCTTTTGATTTACTTCTCCGTAAAATGGATCAGCAAAAGATCCTGTTGAAGATGAGAATGGCCCTAGGTCTTCGGTTCCAGTATGTGTTTGCATTTTAATTACAACTCTGTTTGTTGGTACCTGATCTTTATATACTACAAAAGGACAAGCATCTTCAATGGAGTTTTGAGAACCACTTACTTTTGAAGAAATTCCATACTCTTGACCAGACTCAGTTCTGTATGAGGTCCAGTATTTAAACTTATCCTTTTTCTCTGGCATATAATATCTAGGTCTATCTGCCATAAACATATTAGGATAGTGCAGTTTACCATTTTCAAAATATACTGCCTTGTTGATTCCAGACCTTGGTCTAAATCTTTCAAAACAACTCTCTAGTGAGTATAAAGTTTGTGTTTTTTCTTTTTTAGTTAAAAATGTAGTTGGAGTATTATCATTTTCAAAAGTGCCATCAATTAAAATATCTGCATCAGTTGCTCCTGTATAAAAATTTCCAGCATCATTAATATCAAAACTTGTTGGCAAAGAAGAATATATAGACGCTGGCTGTGTAGGCCTATATCTATAGTTTCCAATATGTCTAATATTGTTTGTTCTGTTCATATTTAGTTCTGCAATGACTGCCGACTTATTCCTAACAGTATCAGCACTTTCTAAAAATGCTTTTAAATCTTTGTCTTCAAACATTATACTTCTTCCAAAGTCACTGAGACATTCCAGTAATCAAACTTGTTTGCTCGTTTTTCAACAGAGTAAGAAAAGTCGCTAATAAACATTTCAATCAATTGATTGTATTGCTGAAGATGTCTATATGGTTCTGCAGTTCCTTTAAAGATGCCTTTTCTATCATAAGCAAGGAACACCCAGAAAGATCCTTTGTGTGAGTCATACCACTCAAGCATGTCAGCACCACCTGCTCCTCCATCTGTTGTATATGATTTGTTTGTAGAAAGCCCAGTGTCTGTATCGAATGTTGGAATATCATTGTGAGACCTAGATGGAATTAATGACCAACTGGTACTTAAAGTTAGTTTGTCAGCAATATGATAAGATCTCATACGGCCATTAATCATTCTTTCTCTTTTTTCTATTCTTTCATTTTTAAACTGCAAAGGCATTCTGTTATCATCAGTAATCAACAAGAACTGATCTGCTAGTGATGGATCCTCAATTAGTTCAGGGTCTGCTCCTACTTCATATCCATTAGGGACATAAAGACCATCTTGTAGTGTACCCGAATTTTCAGACCAAAGCATACCACTGGGTCTGTGATATTTCTTACGGCCCAACATATAGGCGACTCTACGGTCTGGTGCTGGATCAGTCATTTAATGATACTCCTCTAACTCTTCTGCCTTCAACATTTCTAATTGTCGACATAACTGCCTGTGCAATCTCATTAGGGTTTGCATCGGTCTTGGCATTTACTGTTAACGTATATGTATTATTATACACTGCCCCACCAACAGAATCACCATTATTAATTTTTCTCATTGTGTCTACACCATACTGATCTACAGCATACTTACTCATGATAAATTCTCCTGGAGTTAGCATTGCTGGCACTGTATCAGTACCCTTTGCAAATCCACCCTTAGCAAATTTTACTGGATCAATTAGTCCACCCTTTGCCTTAAACCTATCAAAGAATCCTGACCCACCACCCTTTGCTGTTTTATATGCTGCTGCATCTGCTGCTTCTTTTGCTCTAAAAGATGCTAATGCATTTGCTTGTGCTGCTATTGCATTGGATGCTGCCAAAGCCTTCTCTGCTGCTTTTAGTTGTGATGCTATAGATGCTGCACCGATTGCACCGCTTTCTCCTGATGCTAGAACACTTGGGATTACCTTTGCTGCAGCCAGGGCTGCTCCTGCTGAGTCTCCAGCAGCCTTTGCTGCTGCATAAGTTGCTGCTGCAGCATTTGATGCTGCTGTCGCTGCTGAATCTGTTGTTGCTCCAGTTACTACATTTGCTGCTAACTTTTCTGCTGTGACTGCTGCTGCTGCAGTTGCAGCGTTATTCACTACTGTTGTCTGTGCATTTTTAACAGCAACTGGTGTTGAGTTATACTCTTTTAATTTGTCAAGAATAGTTTGCCACTTGTCTGCAATCGCACCTACTGAAGCAAGCAATCCTCCAAGCACACCATCAAGGTTCTTACCTGCAAGAGCATTAGCATCAATCTGGGCTTGTATTCTATCCCACTGCAACTTGGTCTTATCCAAAACTGTTATGTTTTCAACCTCTTTGTCTATTCTCATCTGGAATAGTTCGTTTTGATCTGTAAGTCTTTTAATTTGGTCTTCTAGTGGTTGCAGTTTCTTTTTTTCTATTTCATAAATTTCATCTTGCTTGCCCCTAATTGCAAGAAGTGCTCCTTCACGCAACTCTTCCTTCTTGTAAATTTCATCTTCTAGTAATCTAATATCTTCAAGAATCTGAGTTCGTCTTGGATCAGTTTCCATTTCATAGAGTGCTTGAGAATTTGCAAATTGTGCATCATCAATTTCTTCTTGAGATAAACCAGTCTGGGCTCCACGAAGACCCTTGATCTCATTTTCTCTAGACTGTTGCAAAGCATCTGCGGTTGCTGTTCCAAATCTTTGTGCCGACTGTGCACGGGCATCTTGTGCTGCTCTTGCTGCTGCTGCGATATCTCCGCTAGTTAAAGCACCTGCAATATCGAGTTGGCTCTTTTGTTGGTTTGTAATTTCTTCATTTATTTGTGCAACCTTTTCAAGAGCCTCTGCCTGCTTATCATATTCTTCATTAATCTTCTCTGCTTGATTAGCCATGATTGCAGAATCATTTGACATAATAGAATTTACCTTGTTAATTTCCTCCATGGCACGATCACCAAATTCAGGATCCATCTCCAAGATTCTCTGCTTGTCGCTAATCTGCTCCTGCATGTCTTCTATAGGTCTTGTATAGTTTAGTTCAATTGCTCGTTCATCATTAGCAATGCTGCGATTAATTCCTTCAATCTCGTCTCTAAAACCCTTAGCACTCATTTCTGCGTCTCTAATTGCCTTATTGTTCTTATCCATTTGGTCAACCATGGCAGTTGTTCTTGGATCTGCCCCAGTTCTTAGCATCTGCTCTTGAACAGCAAACATTTCATTTACAATTTCCATGCCAGGTCGAGCAGACTCAGAATAGTTTCCAGAGTTATAGTTTACCTGAATATCAATTATCTTTCTAGCCTCAATAGAGTTTAGGTAGTCTGCTATTTCTTTAGAGTCAACCTTTCCATCTTTGAGGTCTTCAATTAAAGACTTTGCAAGTGCGGGATCATTTAGTACCTCTTGCATTTGATCTGCAGAGAAACCTGCCATCTTCATTGCTGTTCCAAGTTTTGGCATTTGCTCAAGAAGTTTAAACTCCTCATTAGCCTGAATCATTTTTTGACGAAGAGCAAATCTTTCTGTTTCATCTGTAGCCTTTTTAAGATCTGCAATGTATTGTTTTCTTTCTGCACTTCCCTTTTTACCAAGTGCTCCTGCAGCAATAGATGCTGCTAGTGCTGCGTCTTGAACATGCTCTAGTGCTTCTGTTGCACTTGCTCCTTCTGAAACTAATATTCTAAATGCTTTTTCTTGATTGGCAACTTGCTCTACGGCTTCTCTATTTACAACGTTACCTTCTCCAACGATAGCCTCGTTGTAGGTTTTCATTGTCTTCTTACCAGTGTCAGTTAGTCCTTCGATGTTTGCCTTTGTTCTTGGCTTACCCTTTTTAAATTTAAATATAGCCTTCTTGCCTGTAAGTTTTGCAATGTCGTTGAAATCTTCAGCAGACATTCCTGCGATCATATCTCTAAATTCTTTTGGAATCTTCATGTCAATCATTCTTTGTTGAAGACCATCAAATGCCTTAAACGCCTTGTCCATGTCTTTCTTTATTTTTGGATTACTAAATGCAGCAAGCATAGACTCTAATGGCTTTGTTGCATCAAATGCTCCGTCACGAACATTTTTAATTCTCATTGCAAGATCATCAAGGAAAGATAGAGGCTTCTTGCCACCACCATCAGTAGTTACCTTTGGTACATCTGCTCCAAGGCTGGTGACTCCACCTGTTCCAACCATCTCAACCTTCTTAACTGCAAAGTCACTATCTGAAAGAAGTTTTAATGCTGCAACATTTTTTTCTAAAATCTTTACGTAAGCATCAGATCCAATAGCAATACCTTGTAGGTATGCTTCATTCATCGCCTGCTGCTCAGCAAGGAACTGTATGTCTGCCTCACGTGTTTTATCATTTACTGTGGCCTCATACATCATCTGTGCTGCAAGTTTTTGTAGATACTCTGTTTGTTGTTCAAGACTTCCCTTTTTAAACTCTTCCATTCTTTCTTTGTTCTTCTCTAGTGCATCTGTGGCAGCCTTCATATTTCCAGAGACATCGGCAGAGGCATCAACAACATCATTTCCAGCAGCATCTTTTGAGGTTAAAGATGTTTTGCCAGACTTCTTAGCATCCTCTTTCATTTTTTCAAGAGCCTCTTGCTCTTTTTTAATTAATTCAATTCCCTCAAGTCCTGTTGTCTTTACAAGAACTTCAAAATCAAGAGTATTTCCATCCATTGACTGAACACTCTTTAGGGTTTCCATAATTGAGTCAAACTCTGCTGGATCTTTCTTCTTCATAATCATTTCAGTAATGATTGATGTTGCTTGCTTTCTTCCTCCAGCACTAAAGCCTGCAAACATTCCAAACAATTCTTTTGTCTTTGCAGCACCCTTTGTTTTAATTCCTGCGTTTAATAAGAAGTCCATCTCATTTAACTTGCCACGGAAAAGATCCATGTAACTTGTTGCTTCTCCTGGGCTCAATACCTTGCTTCCTACAAGCATTTCCATTTTTGCTTGGAACTTTTGTGCTGCTTCTGCAGTTCCAAGTCCAGTTTTTACATACTGACCAGTGCTTGAGTTATATTTTCCAGTCGTGGTGTCTGTTACAAGAGCCTTGGTTTTATTCAAGAAACTCTTTGCTGCACCCTCTTGATCTGTGCCCTTGTATGTAGACTCAACCTGAGCCTTAGATGCATCAAAGTATGCGTCTTCACGCATTGCCTGCTTGCCCCAAACAGACCCACTGTAAACCTTGTTAAAACTTATAGCGTTTTTATTTATTTGTGCAGCAATGTTATCATTCATAAACTGTGAATCTTTTAGATTCTGAGCATTAAGAGTCGAAATTTGTTTTTCAAGATCTAACTTCTTTTGTGCATTTGTTGTTGCTGCCAACTCTGCTTCAAGTTTTTTCTTTTGTGTTTCGTATTCAATTTGCACCTGATCAGCCATCATTGTTGCTAGTTCTAGGTTGTTCATGTTTAGTGCTGCAAGTGCTGCAACTTCTTTTCTTGAACTTTCTCCAAAACCAGTTTTTCCTGCAATATCAGTTTCAAGATCCTTAGTTCTTTGTCCTGCTTTTGCCATGATTGCAATTCTGGTCTTCATTGGATCCTTTTTAAGATCTTCTCCATCTGGGCCAATCAATGAGTTCATTTGACCAATTATCTGCATTTCAATTTTTGCATCGTTAAGGTCTATAGCCATGGCTGCTGCAATGCTGTTTGCTGCGTCGCTATCTAATACCCCGTCGGCAACAGCCGTTGAAAGTTTTAATGATAGATCAGATATAGCCTTATCTTTGCCGAAGTCTTTAACATTTTGCTGAAATAGTTGCTTCTCTTTTTTGCCAGCATCTGATCCTAAGAATTGCTTTCCAAATATATCATTAATCTTTACTGCTTCGTCATACTTGCCATACTGACTCTTTGATCTACGCTTATCCATTATTTCAGATGAGCCAACCTTACCAGAAACCTCACCTATTGCTTTAAGTCCACTTCTTGTTGCAGATAGGTCTTTTGCAAACTGTGCTGCCTTGCCTGCCATAGCATTGAGATGCTTGTTAAATAAGTATGCACCTGCTGCTACTGCTGCTAGTGCTACTACAATACCCTGCGGTCCTGTAAGGCCTGCAATCATTGGGGCAAACTGAGATGCTGTTGACGCTACACCAAGTGCTGCTGTGACCTGTGGTGGTGCCCCAGCCATTCCTGCTGCCATAGTTGCTGCTCCCAGTACGCCAGAGGCTTTACCAGAAAACCTTCCAACCTTCTCTCTACGCATGCCACGCTTCTTTTCTTTAACCTGTTTTGCTGAAAGAGTTGTTGGCTGCTTCTTTCCATCTGCATCAAGTTCTGGATCAAAAATGATTTGGCCATTCTTATCTCTGGTATAAGTGGATGCTTCTTCATAAGCCTCAACTGATCCCATTCTGTTTTTGCCTAGTTCTTCATTTCCTGTCTGACTTCCTGGTGGAACAATTCCATTTTCTGCTGCCATACGAGCAGCCTCTTGAGCGTTATATGCTTTTAGTCGCTCTAACTGTTCTTTCTTTTCTGCGTCTATTTGATCATTTGTCTTTGCAATATTTGCCGAAGAGTCTGCAAGATCTTGTTGGGCAACTCCTGCTTTGTCCATTGCTGGAAGCATCTGACCAAGGTTGTTATTTGCTGCATCGGTTAGTTGGTTAGTGGTAATTAGGTTGGATGTATTTGTTGTTTGAGCATCTACCGCAGCCTGAGTAACATTGGCAAATTCATCTGTTTGTTCTGCAACAAGAACAGTTGATTTTGCTACATTTCCTGTTTCCTTAGCAATCTCTTGACTTTGTACTTGTGTTTTCTTTGCTAAACTAACTTTAGACTTGACTGATGATTTATCTGCTGGAAGTTCTACAGAACCCTTAGCACCACGCTTTCTTCTTTGTCTATCTAAAGACTTAAGAACCTGTCTTTCATCACGCATCTCTGGTGTATCAATATCATCATAGAAAGCCTTATTGCCAAGATCCATCTTTGAAACTTTTGACTGTGTTTCTGCTGCTGATGGAACTGCTGAGTTGCCAAGTTGTGAGGCCTGTGATTTGACTTCTGGCTGACCTTCTTGCATTCCATCAACAATTCCGTCTGCAACGCTTTTACCAATTTTTTTACCTTTTCGAGAAGGAGAGCCCTTGTCTACTCCATCTGGACCTTCGGCTCCATCAATTGCTGCTTGACCAACCTTTGCACCTTCTGCTGCTGCAGATGCCTTATCTTCTTCTGTTACTTTTACTGTTGGTCCTGAAATAGACTCTATTCTTTTTGCTTTTTCTTCATCTGATAATGGAACAAAGCCTTTGCTTGGATCAACTCCTGCTTGATTTCTTTTACCAAATCTTTTTGTAAGTGCAACCTGTCCTGCTGCACTTCTTTCTTCTGGAGACCTTGTGTCTTCTGGTGCTATTCTTGGATATTTTTCACGAAGTTCTGCATCAGAAACTGTGGCAAGCATTGTTTTTTCAATAGCAAGCGGACCCTTGCCTTTTTTCTTTTGCTCTGCAGCCATAAAATCTTTATCTCTGAGCATTTGTTCAAGAATGCCTTTTTGAATTTGAAGTTCTGACTCAGTTAATGCTCCATTTTCATTTATTTTTTTAGTTATTGAAGCAATTTCTGCTTCAGTTGCGGATGAAGATTTTAATAATTCTAAGTATTTTTCTCTTGCTTCATTGTTTGAGTTTTTACCAGGTGCAAGTGCTTGAGATAATTCATTTTCATTATGTGTTCCAAGATCATAAAAATCAGGAGACCATCCCTCTTTAGTGCTTTTTGCTGTTGCGCCAACTGCTCCAGTGTGTGCTCTGTCAACCTGCCTTTGTGTTTTTGTTAAGTCTGGTCTTTCTCTTTCTAGTTTGTCTGCAGTTTCATTTACTATCTTGTCCATTCTTTCGAACTCTGCCAACTGTTCTGGACCTTGACGCTTAGATTCTTCTCTGAGGGTTCCTACTCCAGCCTCAGATGCTGAGTGACCTGCAATTTTTTTACTAGCACCTTGTTGGCCTGCTGCTTTATTAATATCATGAGATGATAAAGTTACGCCAGCCATTTCTTCGGTTGCAATTCTTAACTCAGCAAGGAAGTCTGTAAGTGATACCTTTGAATCTCCTGCAAATCTTGCAAACACCTCTTCGACAATTTCTGTTCCATTGGTAACTCCGCCTATACCAGTTTCCATGGCTTTAACAAGTGCTTGTACATTTTGAACATTTGCTTCAGACTCTGGCTTTATACCTAATCTAAGTTGCCTTCCACCAACATCAAACATTGCTCCCTTGGATGCTTGTCCTGTGGTCTGTCTCTTACCAGTTCCACCGTTGTACTTCATTACGGATCCGTTTTGAAGTGCTGCAACTAACTCTGGATTTTCTTTTGCAGTCTGCTTTGTAAGAACAACTTCTCCAGGGGTTAGTAGTGCTGGGACTGTATCTTTATTTCCTGTGCCTGGAACAACTCCACCATCTGCAAACTTCTTAGGAGGTAGCCCTGCTACGGCTCCTGCTGGCCCTGGGACCGTGTTAAACAGTCCTGGTGATGACTGAGCAAGGGCTCTTGCTTGACTGGCTGCATTTCCGTATGCTAAGGCCAATGCATCGACTGCTCCTTTTTCAACATTGAATGTAGATAGAAGTTGCTGATGAGAGGTGTGAAGAGCATTTGTTTCTGCAAGTAACTCAGTCTGCTGATTAGTTAAATAATCAAACCCTCCACCCAAGACATTGTTTTGTCCATTGAGTTTAGCAATTCCACCACGAAGCATTGCGAAGAACTTAATTACGTTTGCAATACCGTTAACAAGAACACCAAATGTCATAAGTGCAACTGGGGCTATTGCTCCAAGCACTCCAATCATAATTGTTATGACCTTCTTAGTTCCATCGCTAAGGCCATTAAACTTTGTTAATATTTTTCCAACAAACTCAACTATTGGGGTTACTGCTTGCAAGAATGCTTTACCTACTGGGACTAATTCATTCTTTAAATTTTCCATGGCTTTTTTGAATTTAGCCCCTGTTGAATTTTCAACTCTTGCCAATTCTCGTTCAGATAAAATTGCTAGTTCTTCAATTGATGCTCCAGCAAGATCTAGTGCTCTAGATGCTTGAGTTCCATCTTTTGCAACGTTCTGGAACAATGTTGACATACGGGCAAACTGGAACTTACCAAATAGTTGTTCAATAGCACGAGCACGATTAAGTGGATCTAGAGTATCTAATGCTCTAGCAAGTCCTACTACTGTGCCCTTTAAGTTTCCAGCATTGTTATCTACAATGCCCTTGATATTAATTCCAAGTCCTGCAAGGAACTCACTAGTCTTCTTTGCTGGGTTAATCATGGAAGCAAGACCAGACTTAAGTGCGTTAGCACCTTCTGATGCGTTGATTCCACCTTCCTTCATTGCAGTCATAAAGAATGCTAGATCTTCAACATCTCCACCAAGTTGCTTTACAACTGGCCCAGCCTTTGGAATTGCAATCGTTAAATCTTCGATAGAAAGAACAGTCTGGTTTTCTACTGCGTTAAGAAAGTTAATTTTTTGTGCAAGTTGTTCTGAAGAAATACCAAAAGCATTTTGTAAGGAAATAGTAGTCTCAAGTGCTTGCTGTTGCTCTACTTGACCAAGTACTGAAAGTCTTGTCGCCTGGACTACTTGGGCTTCTAGAGCACTTCCCTGCATACCCATCGCTGCTGCTGTTGCAGCCATTTCCATTGTGTCCTTTACAGCAATGCCGTATTTTGTAAATTCTTTACCTAGTCTTTGTATGTCAGCAACGGCTTTGTTAGTTGCATCTCCAGAAGTAGTTATGTCTCCGTAAACTCTTGTAAACTTAAGGACTGCCTCTTCCATTTCCATAAATGTCTTTGCTGCTGCAGATCCAAGAATAGAAAGTGGGATTGTCAAACCAACCATCAACTGACGTCCTGCCCACTGAGTGTTCTTACCAAAGTTTAGGAGGTTTGTTGATCCTTGTTTTAATAACTGGTTTAAGAACTGTTGACGCTGGGCAGCCATCTGCACTCTTGTTGTATAGTCGGCATACTTACCATTAGCCATTTGTAGATGCTTTGGAACTACCTGCAAAACCTTGACAAGGTCGCCATTGGCATTACCTAGTTGAATGTATTGAGACTGAAGAAGTTTTACTCTATCTTTACGAGCACGGTTAATAATCTCACGCTCTTGTGCAAACATACCTTTAAAGGTTTTTGTGTTTGCCGTCGCTGCTGCTGCGGTGTACCTAAAGTACTGTCGCATTGACAGTTGATTTTTTTCAAGAGCCTGAGTAAAAGATCCTGTGCTTGTTGCTATTTCTTTTTGACTTGCAACAAACTTTCCAGTTGCATTGATTGCTTGAATCAGTTGAGAATTAAGGCCCTTTTGGGCATTCATTGCTGCAACGTTACCCTGAGTTAGGGATTGATTAAATGTGCTTAATCCAGCCTGGAGTTTACGAAGAGATGCAAGGGCTGCTGTGGTATCAAAATTAATACCAATATTGGAGTTTACATCAGCCACTCATTAACACCTTCTTCTTTATTTGATTGAGTTTAAAAGACCTGTTGCATCTGCCAGTTTCATACCTGACGCTGCATCAATAATCTTATAGACTGTAGGAAGATCTAGATTTTCCTCAATCGCCTCTCTGTTGTCTGCCACTAGTGGTAGATACTGCTTGAATGCAATCTGTACGCAATCTAGCAGAACGTTCATTGATTTTTCGTTATCTTCTGCCACTTCCTGTAACTCATTAAACTTCTGCATAAATGGCTTTAGCAATGAGATCTTTAGTGGTCTTACTTCAAACTTTGTTCCATCGATAAGATGTAGTTCTTCTTTGTCTTCAACTTTTGTAGACATTTATCCTCCTTATAAGGTTTAGTTAATTATACCATAGCACAGGCTTATTTTTTGGCTATTCGTAAACCTCGTAAGTGAGGCCCATTCCAATTCCAAACCCAGCCCTTTCTGCATTCTTGCCCTGCAGAGCCATAATGTCGCTTCCATCTGTTGCCTTGCCTTTGCTAAACACCCTGGCTTTCATGTCTTCCCATTCATTGCTCTTCTTTGACTGCTTATCTAAATCAATACCCTTCATTGCAGCAAAAAACTTTTTATCATTATATTCTAGTTCTCTTTTTATTTCAAGTGTTGCACTTAGTTCTGCCATAGATAAAGACTCTTCTAGTTCTTCATAATCTTTCCATATTCCAAGAACAAAAACCTCTGACTCCAGTTTTGCTAAATCTAGGGTCTCCCATGATGAGCCACTTTCTACTGCTTGAGATTTTACTGGCTCTTCTGATTTTTGATTAATTTTAATTCCTGCTGCTATATCTAAAACCTCATAAATTGTTGGAAGGTCTAAATTATCTTCAAGGTCTTCTACCGTTTTAATATGTGGGGCATACTGCTTCATTGCTATTAAAGCACAGTCAACTAAAATAGAGATTGATTCATTGTCTGTTTTTGCTTCTTTGATTGGCTCAAAGGTTTCTAGAAAATCTCTAAGGTACTTTATTTTAAGGGGCCCAGCATTAATCTCTGTCCTGTCTACAAAATAAAACTTTCTTTTTGGGTATATGCTAGTTGCCATTATACAAGTATACCAAATGGAAATGGAAAAGCCCAGACTTTCAAGGGTCTGGGCTAGTCCTATTAAGTTATATTATACGAGTGAACGATCTACGATCTTACCGTATGATGCGTCATCGTTTGGAAGAAGACGGAATGAAACTTCAAACATTGAAGCCTCGTCACGCTTTGCTGATACTGTTACGCTCTCGATTGAAAGTGCACGGTATGCAACATAGATTCTTTCCTTTGGATCTAGTGCAGAACCAGAACCTGGTCCTACTGCTACGATTCCACGCTCTAGTGGAACGTCACCGATATCTCCTGCAGACATTCTCATGTCTACAAGACCTGCGGTTGAATCATCTAGATCGTCTGTATCTGCTGCAATTGCTACTAGAAGATTTTCTAGTGTTGCCTCTGCAAAAGATGTATTTAAATTAACTGTCATACCTTGCTTGAACAAACGAGCAACGTCGAGAAGTTGATCTACTGCTACCTCACCAAAATCTGGTTCGAACGCTAGTTCCAAACCATTTGATGTGTAACCGATATTTGTGAACGCATTGTCTGATGTCAATGCATCCTTGTAGGATGTTGCACTTGCTGCTAAATCTGGAAGGTCTGTTGCTGCTTGAGCATCAGTAATCTTTCCTGCATTAGCGCCAGATGATACCAATCCTAGTGGACCTGCATTATGTGTAAAAAGTGCTGCTGCACCCACGATAATGTTACTACTTGAACCACGGCTGTATGCCATATATCTCACCTCTTTCATTTTTATTAAAAGGGGGTTGTTTCCTCGCTATAATTATACAGGCTTTTTATTAGGTGTTTTTGTCCCAGACTAATTTGCCATCTATTGATGTACAAACAAAACTTCCCTCTGTAGCACCTGCTTGGGTGCATGGGGCACCTTGATATACATTTACTGGGTGCCAATCGTAGTCTATGATTATCTTATTCCCTGCATAAGTACGGGCTGTGCCAAAGTCTACTATGTCTCTAGTTTCTTCTAGTTGGTAGATCTTGAAGTTATGGAAGAACAGTGGTAGAGAGTTTTCATCCCAATCACCCTCATTTGCTGCTGCCCATTCATTTAGGTCTTTTGCTGAGTCATCCCCATTATCAAGCAGATTACTTATCTGTTGCTGAGTAATGATCATATTCTTTTGTGCGTCATCACCTACAGAATAAAAGTAATACAGCAACTGCTCACACTTGATATATGGAAAAGCCTCTCTTCTCATCTTAAACATTCTGTCATACACACCAAAGACACCGTTGCTCTGAGGGAATGTATTTGTTAAATCATCTATCTGGGTAGGGAGTGTAGGGAAAAAATAAGTTACTCCAGAAGAACCAAAACTTGGACCTATCTTGTCTGCCAAGTAAGCGTTGATAATTGTTGGAGGATGATGAATTGCTGCAGCCATTATGCACCAACCCCAGCATTAGCAACCCATGTGTATCCAACAGAAAGGCCTTTGCTTCTTCCTCTTGCTTTGCCTGCTCTTAAGTTCTTCTTGTAAACTACTGGGTTTTCAAGATATTGTGCAACTCCACTAGTTCTCAAAAATGATTGTGAAAAATATTTATTAAAAAATAGATCCATAGTTTTTTCAAATCCACCCTGTGCTTCAACTCCTCCAGGATTAGTAACCTTAATTGGTTGTTTTGTAAACACCATCTCTCCATCTTCTTCAAAAGCCAGAACATCTGAGTTCCTTGGCTTGATCAACACAGAAACCCCACTTTCAATAATTCTTGCTTTGTCATAAAAAGGTGTCTTTGACCCATCCTGAATTGATTCTGATTGACGAAAAGATGATTTAAATGATAGCCCAATGTTACTGGTTGTAAACGATATGTCGTACAGTCTTGCAGCAGGGCTGCCTGTTCGATTCCATTCATAGATGTGGTGTAGCATTTCTGGATTTACTCTAGCATTTGAGTCTACGAACTGCTTCATTATTTCTACTGTCTGTACTCCTAAAGACTTTAGGAATGGGGTTTTTCCTTTTTGAACACCGTCCAAGAAACCAAAAGAATACCTCATAATGTTGTTCATTTCTTTTTTAAACTTCTTAGAATTGTATACTGGTTTCATAGGTCACCTGATTGATTTTCTGATCTTCTAATAACTAATTTAAATGACTCTACAACTCCGAATGGTCCTACAAATGGTTCGCAGGTTGCTATTTCAAAAAGAGTTGGCTTTCCAGATCTAACGCCAGAGGTTTCCATGTATATTAGATTTCCTTCTTGGTCTTTTATATCTGTTATTAATATGTTTGTTAGTGCATTTTTGTTGTCTCTTGAAGATATTCTTATGTCTGACTTTGTTCTTCCGACCAGTAGTGAGTTCTGAGTAATGTTAACATTTGGCTTTACATCCTCTTTGAATGCTGATCCACCTGATGAAAAACTACAGGCAAATGTTCTATCTAAAACCCATTGCTTTTTAATTGCTCCAAAGTCACCCTGCTCAATGATTGGGTGATAAAGAGAGGCCTGCATTGGAAACATGAAGTCTGGAGTTTCGCAAACTGTCATTACAACACCCCAAGTTTTGTAATAGACTTAGCATACTTAGAAAGTATCTTGTCTACAATTATGTTTCCTGTTCCTTCGAAAAGACCCTTATCAAACTGAATTCTGTATTGATCTGTGTTGTAAGAAGAAATAAATCTCTTGTAATAATCTAACTTTCCACACTCTAAATCGTGAACCAGCATCTCTGTTGCTCTGATAATGTCTGATGGAACTGTTGTATATCCATACTCAACAGTTATTAGGTAGTCCCATGTTTTGCCAAACCCTCTATATACAAACTGTGGGTCCAAAGAATCCGATGCTGCTGCTGGTAAAACTAGTGGAGAAGACTCTGCACGATTGATGTTATCAGAAGACTTTTCGATAATCGCCGTCTTGTCTGATGATACTTCGTATTGTCTATCTTCTACTAACTTATTGTTTTCATATACCGCTAAAACTTTTTTAACATCGTCCCAGATTGGAAGATAGTCGGCACCTGTTCCTGTAAAATGTAAAACCTTTTTCTTATAATAAAATCCTTCTGGGATTATTGAGTCAATAATTGCTCTGGCAATTTCCTCATTTAGCGCATAGGCTGCAATGTCTGATGCTGTTGTTGCTTTTGTTGATGGATCAATATACGGTCTAACTATCTCGTATGTCTCATCCTGTAAAATTTGCTCATCTGATGTTCCAAGATCTTTAACAATCTCAACTCTGTATGAAGAGTCATACTTCCCTGGCAAAGAAATTTCTAGAACTTCTCCAGAAGAAGACTCTGTAAAGGTTGATGTTGAAATTGAAAGGTCCGCCATATCCGTTATGGTAACAGTTATATCTGCATCTACAATCCCCGCAGGAATTAAAAAATTAGCAGGTACTTCTGCATATGGCGAAACTCTCAATATCTCCATGCTAAATTACCTTACAGCCTTTTGTACTTCTTCGGTTGTTGCTAAGCGAACATGTGAACGGGTTAGCCACTTGTCTGCTTGATCCTTTGTTACAATATTAACACCCTTGTAAACTGCTCCATTTGCTTCTTCCCAACGAACATTGCTTGTTGAGTAGATAGCGACCTTGTCTCCAAGATCCTTTGCTGGCTTAATATCTTTCTTTGGACCATCTGCTGCCATTGATCCAATAGCACCTGTTTCTGTAAATCCTAGTGACTGAACTGGCTCTTCTGCTGGTGGTGCTTCGACAACTGCTGGCTCGACTGCTACCTCAACTGGTGCATCAACTACTGGCTCTACGACTGGCTCTACTACTGGCTCTGCTGGTGTCTCTACCACTGGGGCTTCAACGTGTGCTGGCTCTTCTACATTTTCTACTGAAAACGGCTTGTTGTAATCATTATTTTCCATTGTATCCTCCTTGTTTGTATTATATCATTAAAGTATTAAGGGGGACAGGAGAGTGAACTCCCGCCCCCCATTAAAGGTACTGTTACAGATTACTCATCTGCTGCAGCGTCAGCGAATGCAATTGCATCCTCTTCTTCCCAGTTGATACCGAAGCGAACGAATACAGTGTATTCAATTGTATCCTTCTTCGCTACGTACTCACGGTTTACAGTGATATCTCTCTGGAATCCCCATACACGGTTTGCAGGGAATGTCAAATCGATATAGCCTGCTGGGTAGTAAGGAACTTCCTGAACTTCAATTCCGAGAACACGTGTTGTACGTGCTCCACCGAATGTCTGTCCGATACCATCAAGGTATGACTGGCGGTTTGCCTGGGTTGATCCTGGGACCTGTCCAGCAAATGCTTCTGCTACTGCATCAGCAAGTGTACCGTTGTTCTTAACGATTCCACCGAATGCATCTGTACCTGCGTAGAACTTAAGATTGTTCTTAAGTGCACGGTACTTACGTGGCATTGCATTGATGATGCCCTGCATTACATCAGGTGTCCAAGCATTATCTGCTACGGTCACTACTGACTCATGTGCATCTCCGTTTGTCTTTACCTTGTTGATAAAGCCTGGCATGATTGACAAGAATGCTCCTGTTGCACCATCACCATTGATAGCGAGATCTTCGATATCATTTGCGAATGCGTTGGTCATCAAGCGTACCAAGTGATCTTCTAGAGCGTCACCTTCTACACCATCTTCCAATGATTCTGCTGTTACTTCCCAATCAAGACGAATCTTCTTGGTAGTAAGTTCGACCTTAGAGAATGTTGCAC